CTTAACTTTGTTGGACAGAGCGCCAGTGTTAGTGTTGCTGATAGCGGAAGTAAACGTCAACCCCGAGATATCAACCACTAACGGCTGAATCGTAACCGAACTATAGACAACGGGGGCTGTCGGGACGCCAGCAACGCTCAGACTTACTGCATACTGATGCCCGCCGACACGATTGCCGGGGGACAGGGCAACTTGCGAACCTACCTTGGTCAGTACCGGACCAAGACCCAGAAGGGTGATTGCTACTGCGGTACCCAGACCATCGGTCGGGGTGTGTTGGGGTGAAGGGTTAGCCATGTTATTCTCTTTTCTGCTCCGTAGAGCGTACGTCACTCTACCCGTGGGTAGAGAACTTTTTTGCAATTTGGCAACATTTGATGATAAATTCTTGCTCACCAAGAGCCATTTTCATACGATTACATACTGTACAACAAGGAACACAATTATCTATTTCATATCCTCGAAAATTATCCCGACGGTCAATACCGTTAAACTGGTATCCAGTCGTTGCAGATGCTCTATGCCATGAAGAAGGTTTCGAGCCGCAATAATAACAATCTCCGGAAGTCAGTCGAATAAAATCGTCTAGACTGAGTTTGAAAGATAGATCACGGCGTTCAGCACCGGCTATATACAGACGAAATAGATTATTTCTGGACGCTTCTGTTGGCGGAAGACTTTGTTGTTCCCGCTTTATACAACCACAGCTTTGTGTTTTTCCTTCTCGCAGATATTTACCTGTTACGGTTTTTAACCGCCCGCAATCACATTTACAGAGCCAGCGAGTACGGTTTTTACGAGATTTTGCTCTAGACAAGACTGTTAATCTTCCATAACATTTTCCCGTCATATCAATACTATTCGAAGCGATATCGTGATGAGAGCACCCGCAAGAATTCGAACCGCCATTAACTAAATTTTTAGTTTGTACAGTTGTTTCATTCCCGCAATCACATCGAACGCTATGACGTGAAACGTAATTTTTTGATTCGGCAACCCCCAACACTACTAACTTTCCGTAGCGTGTGCCACTCTGAAGAATGGTCTTATTCATGTTCCCCTCGATTCTCGGTGGTGGGGGGTTTTAATCCCCACCATTCAAGAGTATCACAATTACGACCGCTTGTCAAACTAGCTGATGGCGGAACCAGCAGTAATTTGGCGCTGCCGAATCGTAGTATCCGGTCCCAAGCTGGTCGTGAAATGCACACGATAGCTCGTCCATCCGGGGATCAACCCTTCAGGATCGGCAACTGTTGGAGCGGTGTTCTGAACGATATTGCATTCGATATTTCTCCACTCGCCATCACCATACCCCGTGTCGCCCTTGGCCCCGAGGTTGATAGCGTAAACGCCATCACGCCCGAAGATGTAGGTGCGGAGACCGGTCAGGCCCGTCACGCCTTGGAAGTTAGTGACGGAGGTGACAAGGTTCGTCTGGTAGAACTGAACGCCCGTAGAAGGCAGTTCAATGACTTCAGTCAGATCGACCGAAACCAGACCGTCCATCTTCATTAGCCCCACCGGAGTGTGCTTCAAGATGTCAATAGGAGAATCGTTCGAGTTATCGGCAAGGACATCACCCAAAGCGAACGGATGAATGACCCCGGCAAAACTCTTAGACGCTTCGTCAAACGGTCGAACGGCACGACCCGCCAGCGACTGAACGCTGTTACGAATCTGGCTGAGGGACAGAGCGGTAAAGCTTGTGGTGCTCGTAGCCGCGAGGTTCACGGCAACGCTGGCGTCAATGCTCGACGCGCCGTCGCACGTTGCACGCACGAGTGCGGACAACGTTTCGCCGAGGCGGTAAGACATCTCCCTTGCGACGTTTTCTACCGTATTGTCGATAGCAGTCGCAAGACTCAAAGAGCTAAAGTTTGCATAATCGGCGTACTCTCCGATGGTTGCCGTATTAGTCAACACACTCACCGATAGAGAAGAACCAACGGTTCCTTCACTCGTCTGCACAGTGTTGGCCGCTAACGGGAGATACATAAACATTTCATACTGGTTACCAGAGTTCATCGGCAGCTCAAGACGCTCTGCGCAAGCGACGAACGGGGTTTGGGCCTTCAAATTTTCCCGAAATTTTTTGTCATAAAATTTGACAGTAGATTGCGGGAGGTTAGACAACTGATTTCCAGCAGGGCTGAAAGACATACTAATTACCTATTTATCGACGCGGACGCGGAGGCAAAGATGCTTCCAATTCATCAACCCGTTTTCTAAATTCGGGATTGGATAAATTCTTCCGATATTCGTCGGAAGACATCTTGTCGATATCACCCAAGGTCAGGGCGGCGGTGGCTGAAGTCAGAATCGTACCCGCAGTTACGGGGGCGATTCTGTTATTCAGTCCAGACGGCACTCTTGCTTGGCGATTTTCTTGCGGCTGCGGAACTTCACTAATCCGAGTTGGTTCTGCAACTGGTACCTGCGGTTTCGGTACCGTTTCCACCACTGGCTCAACCACGGGGGCTGGCGTAGGTGGAACCTCACGCACGATAGGAGACGAAAAAAGCAATCCAGCTTCGTTCATCTTGGTTTGGGCAAATTCAAAATTCTTGACTGTCGGCTG